GTCGGAACCTTTAAAAATTCGTAGTTTAATACTCCTCTTTAAAGATTATAACCCCTCCTGTTGTTTCGGCTTTTGTGGGTCACGTCGATCGGGTCCTTTATGAGCATTGATTTGAATATCAATCATAAAGATCGTCCGATCGAATGTATGCAACTACGTCACGGTGTCTCTCAAGATCCTCATAAGAATATAATTCTTTGATTGGATCCTGTCTGACGTTGTGAATAAACAATCCCTCGTAGGTTTTAATACTTTTAGGTATTACCTTCAGAGGTTTACAAATTTTACCATTACTTTTACAGTACTGCTTTGGATTCCAGAGTTTCTCGTTGTATCGGTAGACGTTATTTTGATATTTTTCAAAGCTTCTCTTTCCCTTTTTGTCTATTTTCTTAAATAGTTCATCAATGGAATAGTCGCTGTTGAAAAGTTGATCAATAGTCTTCCAACTCAAAAGTCTCTCTAATTCAAGAGTTTCGGTCGTTTCAAGATCGAATGTAATTAGTTTTTGGTTAATTTTATGTAGACGTGCCTTGATATCTTTTTCGGCATTTTCCCTAAATCTCCACTCTTTTTGAACTTGAGGAACCTTTGGTTTCCTTTTGTCCCAATTGAGAAGAATTTTTCGGATTATGCGCCGATCGAGGTCACTGGGTTGGTGCTTGGATTCGTTAATACATTCTTCTGAGAGATCATCTCCCAGAAAATTGTTAGCTATCCCAAGACCACCTAGTGACCGATCGATATACCAGGGTACGGAGAATTGTTTAAGTAGTTTTTGATTATGATGGATAAAGCTCGTAAGAACCTTTTCCCTCATTTGATAGCTTAGACCTTTTACTAATTCATGTGACTTTACTGAAAGATTATTCCTTTCTGATCCTTCGTCCTCTTTTGAGGACTCGGTAGAACGGTTAAATCCTTTCAGTAGTCCTGAGTTAATAAATATGGTTTCCTTGTAGATACAACTAAATGCGATTGGCTTGGCCATTTCGTATGTATTGGGTGTTTTTGCTCGCTTTACTACTGTATGATTGAGATCAACCGTGAAACATCTTGAATTGATATTCAAGAAGTTCCGTGATCGAAATGTTTTTCCTACAGATTCGTAAAGCCCAGCTAGAGCTGTAATTTCCTTCCAGTATTTGTAAGTGCTTTCTTCTAAACCGATGAATACACAGTCGTCACCATTTATTAAAAGTTTTGCCTCTTTGAGTGCAATTCTTCTTTTATATGATAATTCCTGTGCCCAACGGCAGCAAGCAGCATTTACAATACATAGTACTGGAAAAGATGTTATACTCCCCATTAGTTGTCCATTTAATTGTTTTTTGCTTTGACCATTATGTTCGATGACATAACCTGTTAGACTAGTCCTGAATAGTTCTGCTGTTGCCGGTGATAACTTCCAATTTTTGGAAATTTTATCTGCTACACAGTTACTAACCCAGGACTTTAACAAGTTTGTTGCGTTAC